GAGGTGGGCAGGGCGTACAGCGCGTCGGCGAGCTGTCCCTGCTCCTCAGCGGTCGGGATGTCGCCGGGACGCAGGTCCAGCCCCAGAGCGTCCGAGGCGTAGCCCATACCTTTCTGAGCAACGCCGCTGCCCGCTGTCAGACCGCCTAGCAGCATGTCTAGAGGACTGAGTGCGGCCCGATTAACACGCCCGAGCAGCGTGTTTGAGTAGCGCCCAGAGGGGTCGAGCAGGTTGTACAGGGAGGCGTCGGCGTCGGTCATCATGCGGACGCCTGCGGCGATGTCCTCATTGCCTACGCGCTCGCCGAGACTGCGATCATCTGGCGGCGTCGGTGCGACATCTGCGCTCGGCATCGAGGCCATAAGCTCACCGGTGCGGTCGTCTACCTGAGCGCCGGGGTTGTTGTAGCGCTGGATGTCAGCGTAGCGGTACGCGGTGCCGTCTGGGGCGATAACCACCTTAACGCCGTCGATGAAATCTACGCGGCCCTCCATCAGCTTCCCCCCAGAAGCGACATGCCGCCGGGCTTGGCGTAGGGGTCTTCCTCGGGCTGCTGAGACAGGAGATAGCCGGTGGTTGGGACGGCTGGTATAGTGGCGAGCGGCGCGCGGTTATACAGGAACTCGCGCAGCATATCGCCGCGACTTAAGTTGCGCTCATTGCCGCGCTTATCGAGCGCCTCCCGAAACAGCTCCATAAAGGTGCCCTGACTCTCGTCAGCCAAACCAGTGAGGTCTCCCGCGCCCATCCACAGGGACGCCTGAAACTGCGCCGGGGTCATATCGTATTCGGAGGCAACGCGCCCGGCCATGTCCTCGTAGGCGGCGTACTCGTTAGCCTTTGGCGTCTCAGTCCACGCGGTCGGCATAGACTTAAACGCTGAGGTGTCTTTAATTCTACCGTCCTGCCACGCCTTGAAGAGATTAACCTCAGTGACTGGCTTGTTATTTACCATGCGGGTTGTGCTGTACTTCTTGATGTTTCTAGGGCCGAGCACTGCGGCAGCCTTAGCGTAGTCTTCTTGGCTCAATTTGGCTTGCTTGTTGAGAAAATCGCCGCCGCCGTCAGCCATTGCCAGCATGCGCATAAAGTGCATATCGGCGGCGATGTTGGTGTCGTCACCCAGCAAGTCATTGCCAAAACCCTTTACCTTGGGGTTTGCCTGCAGCCACTTAGACAGCGCGGCCCCAGTCAGGCCCTCCGGCACCTCGCGCTCCCACGTCCCCGCCTCGCGATTGGCGACGTTGAACGCTTGGCTGCGCTGCTTGATGTGGCCGTAGCCGTAATCTTCTGGGACGTTTTCTGGCATCACGCCCAAGCGCTCAGCCGCCTTTTTCGGGGTGATGCCCTCATCCTTGACGAGCTGGGCGACTGCCGAGCGGTCAGCGGGATTTGGGATCGCCCGGTAAAACGACGCCATGCGGATGTTGTGCGGAACCTTAGCGCCAGTGGAGGTGGTGCCGATCAGCTCCATGTACTCGCGCCACTGCCGATCTCCCTCGGCCTCGCCGAGGCTGTCAACAAACCAATCGCGTAGCTCCTCGGTATTGTACCAGTCTGGGCCTTTCAGCGTGCGCCCCTTGTCGATGTAGTTGCTAAATATGCCGCGAATCGGGCTGTCTGGGTCAGCCACCTGCGACTCAAGGCGCTGCATGCGCTCAGTCGTGGCTCTGGGCCGGTATCTCGGATATGGTGTCGTGCGGTTTGGCGCTGCGCCGCTCCACTCGGGGCGGCTGTGTGCGGGAAGATCGACGCTGAGCAGGGATGGCGACGGCCCACCATTTCGACCCAGAGGAGGCAGGCCCTCGGGGATCGTGACGCTGTCTCCTACCTGCGCAGCGCTCCGGGTAGCCCCACGAGCTGCGCCAGACATATCAGACGCGACCTGAGCCGCCTTATTAATCTTCCCAAGCAGTCCAGCCATTATGTCATCCCACCGATTTCTGTCCCTTGCAGCCCCACGCCTTGCGCCGGACCTTAACCTTAGCGGTTCGCTTCTGGCCCACCGTCCGAGCGCAGTAAGCGTCGCCGCGCTTCGTGCCGGGGTGCGACACGCGCTTGTGCGTCTTGCCCTTGCTGTCCTTGTACGTCGTGCCGTCGGCGTACTTCCTGCTAGGACTTTGCTTTTTTCGCACCGCGCTTCCCCTTTGCCACCTTAAGGTTAGACCACGCATTGGGATACTTGACGCCGCGCCGCTTCGACATGGCTTTGGCTCGCGCCTTCTGCGAAGATGTCAGCTTTGCCATTTACGGCCCCCGCTGGTGTACACGCGGAGAGCATAGCAGAGATCATGTCAAGAAAAAAGGCTGCGCATAAAGCGCAGCCCCAGATCGAGCAGGAAAGAGGAGAACACCTGCAGGGTACGCGATTATGCGACGCCGCGCAAGTTTCGTCTGAGGGGCGCGGCCCAAGACAGCATCTTCGATCCGCCGAGCATCACCGCGTCATCCACAGCCAGAGACAGGCACAGAGCGTCGGCGAGGTCTGGCGACTTGAGGCCGCGACGGCGCATCTCGTCCTTGCTCTCCACCGCCATCTTGCCGCTGGACATGTAGCGGTAGCGCACCGAGGTCAGCTCCGCGATCAGGCGGTCGTTGTCGGGCAGCTTGCAGCCGCGATCCTCGAGCCAGCCCTTGACGCGGAACCACAGCTCGCTGCGCAGGTTGGTGTAGGTGCCCTTGGCGCTGGGTGCCTCAGCCACGTTGACGCCGCGCACGGGAGCGCCCAGCTCGCGCAGGCGATCCACCACCCCGGCCCCGAGGCCAATGCTGTCAACCAAGATCACCGTGGGCCGCTTCGAGATCGGCAGGGCGTCGAACTCCGCCTTCACTCTCCCCACGGTGCCCATCAGATCGACGCCGTTCCAGACCATGATCTCATAGACCACCGACCCGGCGCGCTTGAGGAGGACGGTGCTGTCGCTCCCGAATCGCGCGACGTCCAGCGCCCACACGGGCTTCTCATCCGGCGACCTCTCGATGTCGCGGTGTCGCGCGGCGTCGGCGAGGTGATACGGGATCACCGTGTCGTCATCCGCCATCGGGAACTCGCCCAGCACCCGGATGCGGAAGGCGTTGCTGTCTTCGCCGTAGCGCTGCCGCATCTCCTCGACAAACTCATCGCTCACCAGCGGGCTATCGACGCAGGACCAGCGCCGGGTCCACCAGCTATCGGATAGGCGGGTCTGGCTCTCAAAAAACGTGCCGCTGGATCGGGTCGGGTTTGACAGCATGATCGTCACCGCGCTGTGGCCGCTCATCGACCCAGCCGCCGCCTCGAACACCTGCTCGGGAACGCCCGACGCCTCGTCCACAACCAGCATCACGTTGTCGCTGTGCACCCCAGCCAGCGCCTCCGGCGTCTCCGCGCGGCTGGTCCGCGCCGAGATGAACGCCTCGCTCGGCGCGGCGGTCAGCTCGACCCGGTCACTCTTGACCGTCAGCAGCATCTTGAGCTGATCCGGCAGCTCATTGATCCACCGCTTCAGCTCCGCAAACAGCGCGTCAAAGAGCTGGCCGCTGGTCGGTGCCGTGACCACCACCTTGTTGGGAAAGCGCAGCACCGTGAACCACAGCATGGCCCACGAGGCGCTGGTTGACTTGCCGGTGCCGTGGCCCGAGCGGATGCTGATGCGGCGCTCCCCGCTGGCGATGGCCTGCAGAAACTCCGCCTGATACGACAGCGGCTCGGCCCCCAGAACCTCGCGCACAAACGCCACCGGATCGTCCCGGTAGGTCTCGACGAACTTCCGCAGCGGATTGTCGCTACTCATCCGGCAGCGCCTTCGCCACCTCATTGATGACCCGCATGGGCTTTCTGAGCGCCTCGAGGTGAAGCTCCCCAATGTTCACCGTGACCTGCTGATCCTGCTTGCCAAAGCGATCCGGATTATTGACCCCCGCGTGCCACTTCAGATTCTGCACCCGCTCGCGCGCCAGCGCCACGTCAGCGGAGGTCAGGCCCTCCTTATCCACCAGCCCCTCGAGAATTGACCGGGTGTCGTCAGCCAGCGCGTCCGCGCCGTCCTTGCGGCCCTCGTCTCGCGCCTGCGTGTACGGCGGGTGCATCGTGAGCAGCTTGCTCATGGTTGACCGCTCGATCCCCGCGTCCCTCGCCAGCGCCGTAATCGTCCCGCCGCTTGCGAGGTGCTTATAGATCACCATTTCCGGGCTGTCGCCGAGGCGCTCGGCGTAAGCCTCGAATTTCTTCAGCATTTCCTCAAAAAATTTTTTGCGCAGCATGTGGCCTCCATCATGACGCGATCCTGTGACGCTGAAGTATAAGCGCCGCCTGAGTGTTTTTCTACTCTCAAATTTTTTCGGCAGGGTCGGCGTCTCAGGGGGTGTCTCAGTCCACCGTGCCCCCGCCCCGGCCACCCCCCGGGGGGGCCTCACGCTGGTGCAACCGCTGGGCGCGCTATGCCGCATAATGGCGATTATGTTAAATCCAATAAGTTGTGCGTGTCTGCTAACCTATTGATATTGCTGCGTTCCTGTTTCGCTCCACACGCTGCAGGCGAGTAGCGCCGCATTATGCTGCGACGCAGCGTTGGTCATTGGGGTACAACGATACCCCACACGTTCCGCCCGCGCCGCGCGGGTTTGTGGCCGCCGCCGGTGCGTGCCGGAGCGGTTTGCAAACCCGACTTTGCAACTTTGCAAACACCGCGTCACTGCATCCTGTTGTGGCCATACGCGTAGCTCAGATCG